GACATGTGCTATGAGTACTATGACATTGAAGCAAGGTATAGAAAAGAAATTGATGATGGAGATACCAGATGTTGTTGCTGTTATACAGGTACTATAATGGACTTACCTAAAATTAATAAAGAAAATCTCACACAAGAATTGAGAGAGGTTGTTGGTGATACTGACATAGAGTTTGAATCTATAGTAGATCCTTCTGATGTTGTCAGCATTCCATCACACATGAAGGATTTCTATCAAGATAAGTTGACAACGGCACAACGCTTGGTAGAATCTAGAAAGAGATATGAGGAATTAAGAAAAAAGGGTCGGTGACCTTGACACTTATGTAAAGATATGTTATTATAAATAAATCATATACAAAGGACTCGAAATAATCGTAACCCTGTGTAGATGCAAACGGTTCCCCATGTCGGGGGAATTATCATCCGCAGGTTTTTTTATGCCTTGCGAGATACTTTAAACAATCATGTCAATCAAATCAACAATCGCTGCTGTTGCAGCATCTCCATTCCTTCTCGCTGGTGCAGCTTTTGCTGGTCCTTACGTGAATGTAGAATCTAACCTTTCTTATCCTGATGGAGATTATTCTTCTGCTACTACAGATGTACATCTTGGATACGAGGGTACAACTGGTGCTGAAGGTGGAATCGCTTACTATGTACAAGGTGGTCCTTCACTAGTTCATACAGAAACTGCTGACGATACAGAGACAGAAATCTCTGCAAAGATCGGTGCTTCTTTCGCTGTAGCTGATTCTACAAGCGTTTATGCTGAGCTATCTGGTGCTACTGCTGGAGAAGATGCTTCTGGCGATACTATCCGTAACTACGGTGCTAAAGCAGGCGTTAAGTTCACATTCTAAGTCGAACTAAATAACTAAACAACTAGGGGAGCATAGCTCCCCTTTTTTATTGTAGGGGAAAACTATGAGAAACTTTGCAGTTTATACAAAACCAGACTGCCCATACTGCTCAAAGATAAAACAAGTTCTTGATGGAAAATCAATTCCTTACCGAGAATACAAGCTAGGAGTGCATTATACACGTGAAGCATTCCAAAGAGAATTTGGAAGGGGTTGCACTTTTCCGCAAGTTCTAGTAAACTCAGATAAACTCGGTGGATGCACCGACACTGTTAAATACCTTCAAGAAAAAAATCTAATCTGATGGAAGAACTTTACGACCTTGTTGAACATGCTATAGATGCTGCATTTGAACGAGAAATTTACTTGTTTGATTGTCTTACTTATCTAAAGCAGATGAAAGCAACTCGTAAACAGACTAAAGAGTTTATTGATTCCAGTACTGCTGGAGAATTAGCTCTACTAGTTCACGATCTTGATGAGTATATTAAAGGTGGTAAGGACAATGAACACTGTCAACTTAGAGAAGCATACGGTCATCTAGGTAAACCTAGAGCAAGAAAGTTAAAGAATTATCTTCACCGTATACTGAGCGATGCTTGGACGTATGAACTGTCACGTAAACCAGGGAGGAAGAAACTCTCTAAATAAAAACAGTAGTAAGGAGACCTATGGAAATTGCATTAACTGTCTTAATGGTAATCGGTGCATTCCTTTTAGGGGTCACGGTATCATGGCTAGCAAAAGGATACGTTGAAGACTATGTTGAAAACGCTGCTTATGCTAGGGCTGTTATACATCCCGAAATGTTAGACAGCAACGGTAATATAATTCACGATGAATTAATTTACCTTCGCAAAGAAAAAGATTTTTACACTGAATTCGATGAGGATGATGATTAATTATGGTAGCTAAAGGACTTGAAAATAGTAACTCTAGGTTACTTCTTAGTGAGATCTTACGAAAGGTCTCCAATGCAAAAACAAAAGCAGAGAAGGTAATACTTCTTCGAGAGAACAATTCTTCTGCACTTCGGATGCTATTGATTTGGAACTTTGATGAGAGTGTCATCTCTATGGTTCCTGAAGGTGATGTTCCATACACACCTAATGATGCACCTGTAGGTACAGATCACACACGCTTAGAGCAAGAATCCAAAGGGTTCTATCGCTTTGTTAAAGGTGGTCAGGATAGTTTGAAGTCTTTAAAACGTGAGGCTATGTTTGTTCAACTGTTGGAAGGTTTATCAGCAGAAGAAGCAGAGTTATTATGTTTAGTTAAAGATGGACAAATGAATAAGAAGTATAAGCGTATTACTAAGGCAGTAGTACAAGAAGCATTTCCACAAATCGAGTGGGGTAATCGTTCATAATGAACATTCTTCATGAAGACTGTGACCCTACGCTTGCAAAAGATACTAAACTACCTTATAATACTTACGTTGTAGAGTATACTAAGGAGGATAGGATTGCTTATGACATTGCTATGTCATCTAGTTCAGTAGAAGTTTTTGATCAGTACTATGATAAGTACAAAAAAGATTTTAAATTTCTCAAGCAAACTGCTGGCAAAGTTAATCCAAAGGTATGGAACAATCCAAAGCAAGCGAAAGCACCAAAGAAAAAGAAAAAATCATGAGTGTATACACAAAGAACACCCCTGCTGATAGGAAAGATATCCAGCGTGGAGCAGAAGTGGTGTCATTTTTTACTAAACCATTGTTCTTAATGTTGTTATGGAATTGGTTAGTGCCAGGTCTTTTTGGACTAGCAACGATTGGATATGTTAAAGCATTTGGTTTATATCTAATCTCTCGTATCCTTTTCAATCACGAACCAATTAAAATAGATTATGACTAACGTTCGTTTAATCTCTGTGACTCCTGACGCAGAGAAGACTATTGGTTATGTTGCAAGGGTATCTAACCCTAAGAACCAGGATAATCCTAATGTAGCTGGACTACTTAAGTATTGTATCAAGCATCAGCATTGGTCTATATTTGAGCAAGCATTTATGACCTTAGAGATTGAGACTACACGAGGTCTTGCTGCACAGATATTAAGACACAGATCATTCACATATCAAGAGTTCTCTCAACGATATGCTGATAGTAGTTTGTTAGCGAAGAGTATTCCTCTACCACAACTACGTCGTCAGGATGATAAGAATAGACAGAATAGTATTGATGATATAGATCCATTAATGCAACAAGACTTTGAAATTAAAATGCAAAGACACTTTGTTGATGGAATGAAATTATATAAAGAGATGCTTGATGCTGGTATTGCAAAGGAGTGTGCTCGGTTTGTACTACCACTTGCTACACCCACTAGGTTGTACATGAGTGGTAGTATAAGGTCATGGATGCACTATATAGATTTACGTTCTGCACATGGAACTCAAAAGGAACACATGGATATTGCAGAAGCATGTAGAGACATCTTTATAGAACAGTTTCCAATCATTGCAGAAGCACATGATTATGTACACACCCAATAGAACTTATCAACAATGCCTACGTACGATTTTATTAATAAGGAGACAGGTGAGATTACTGAACTTGCTATGTCAATGACTAAGCTAGACCAGTTTAAAGAAGAACATCCAGAGTTGGAAAGATACTTTGGTAATCAAGCAACCTCTGCTACTTATGGCAAACCTAAATCTGATGATGGATTTAAGGAGGTTATGTCTAAAGTACAAGAGGCACATCCACTTGCAAACTTGAGTCGTTTTACATAATGCCAAGAGCTAGAAAGAAATCTAACGGTAACGGTAATGGTACTACACCACTACAACCCATGTCAAAGAAGATGATGAAGAGGAAAAAACCAATTGATAAGTCATACATGACTGAGATCAAACCTCTTACAGATAATCAAACACTTGCGTTTGATGAGTATAAGAAGGGGAAGAATCTTTTGCTGCATGGTGCTGCTGGTACAGGTAAGACATTTATTATGCTTTACTTAGCACTCCAAGAAGTATTAGATGAGACTTCACCTTATGATAAAATATACATGGTAAGGTCACTTGTACCTACAAGAGAGATTGGATTTCTTCCTGGTGACCATGAAGATAAGTCATACTTATATCAGATACCTTACAAGAATATGGTGAGGTATATGTTTGGTATGCCAGATGATAACTCATTTAATATGCTCTATGATAACTTACGAACGCAAGAAACAATTGACTTCTGGTCTACATCTTTTATCAGGGGTACTACTCTTGACAGTGCTATTGTTATTGTAGATGAGTTCAGTAACTTGAATTTTCATGAATTAGATAGTATAATAACAAGAGTAGGTGAAGACTCTAAGATTATGTTCTGTGGTGACATCACTCAGACAGATCTAACAAGAGAATCAGATAAGTCTGGTATCTCAGACTTCATTCGTATCCTTCAGGAGATGAAGGACTTTACTTGTATAGAGTTTGGCTTAGATGACATCGTAAGGTCTGGTCTAGTCAAGCAATACTTAATTACAAAATACAATCTTGGTATCTAAATGAGTTTTACCTTCGTTAATGATCCTATCAAACCGATAGATGTTGAACCAATTAATAAAGATGGGGTAAGGTTCTACCCAATTCCTGGTGCGGATAAATATTATCCGAGCGTTACCTCAATCACATCGTTTAAGAACGCAGCATTCTTCGCAAGTTGGAGAAAGAAAGTAGGTGAGTTAGAGGCTAATCAAATTACTGCCAGAGCAACACAAAGGGGTACTGCCTTTCATAGTATCACTGAGGATTATATTAAAGATAAATTAA